ACATAGGTTGTGTAAATGGACAGACCATACAAGAATTTGCAGGTGACTTGATATTCTTAGGTCCTGATGGATTACGTACCATCGCAGGTACTGCAAGAATTGGTGACGTTGAGTTGGGTACAATAAGTTCTAACGTGCAAAGTTTGTTTGATGCTAATTTGTCTGACTCTGGTAATTTTACATCAATCGTAATACCTAACAAAACACAATACAGAATATTTTTTACAAAGAGTGGTCAAGGTGAACCTCTAACAAAAGGTGTAATTTGTGTGCTTAGAGGTCAACAGTTTGAGTTTGCAGAAATGAAAGGTATTAGACCAACATCCACAGATACATTTGTATCTTCAGGAGATGTTATAGCCATACACGGATCAGGAGACGGATTTGTGTACAGACAAGAGTCAGGCAATGATTTTGACGGCACTGCTATTTTAGGAAGATATCGTAGTCCAGATCTAACAATGAACGATCCGGGAATACGAAAAAATATGCAAAGAGTAATAGTAAACTTTGCTCCTGAATCATCGATTGATGCAGACTTGTTTGTTAGATATGATTATGAAAGTAAAGACTCAGCACGACCTGCAGCTTACGAATTAGATTCAGGAGACATAGCAGCCATATACGGAACAAGCACATACGGAACAAGTTCATCTGTAGTGGGAACGTATGGTGGTGCATCACAACCTCTCGTAAGACAACCAGTAGAGGGATCTGGATTTGCAGTGGCTTTACGAGTGAATGATGGGGGAACAACTGCACCTTATTCGTTAAAAGGATTTCAGTTAGAGTATCAACTAGGAGCGAGAAGATAAATGGGAGCAACCTACACAAGACAATCTTCTTACACTGACGGAGACGTTATAACTGCGGCTCATACCAATGATGAGTTCAATCAGTTATTAGCAGCCTTCCAAGCGAGTAGTGGACACACTCACGATGGCACAGCCAACGAGGGAGGTCCTATAACTAAGCTGTTAGGCAATACACTTACGTTTGGTGCAGGAACTGCAGGAACAGATATAACAATTACATTTGATGGTGAAACATCAGATGGTGTCCTTAAATGGATGGAAGATGAGGATTATTTTGAGTTTAGTGACGACATACTTATTGCTTCTACAGAAAAGCTACAATTCAGAGATACAGCTATATACATCAATTCGAGTACCGATGGACAACTCGACCTCGTAGCAGATACAGAGATACAAATTGCTGCCACAACAGTTGATCTCAATGGTAATTTAGATGTATCAGGGTCACTAACATTAGGTGGCACTTCACTAACATCTACTTTTGCAGAGTTAAATATTATAGATGGTGACACTTCAGCAACAGGAACTACACTTGCAGATGCAGACAGAGTTGTAGTTAACGATGAAGGCACAATGAAGCAGGTTGCATTAACTGACTTCGAAACTTATTTTGAGTCTGCATTAGATACATTATCCAATGTAACAACAGTAGGTGCGTTAAACAGTGGTTCAATTACATCTGGGTTTGGTGCTATAGATAATGGTTCATCAGCTATAACAACTACAGGTACAATTACATACGGTAGTCTATCAGATGGTAGCATAACTATCACAGCGTTTGTTGATGAAGATAATATGGCATCTAACAGTGCCACTCTTGTGCCTACACAACAGTCTGTAAAAGCTTACGTTGATACCCAGTTGACTGCAGAGGACTTGGACTTTCAGGCTGATAGTGGTGGTGCATTAAGTATTGACCTTGATAGTGAGACACTTACATTTACAGGTGGTACAGGTATTGATACAAGTGGAAGTGGTAACGCTGTTACTTTTGCAATAGACTCTACCGTAACCACATTATCAGGCACACAAACTCTTACGAACAAAACATTAACTTCACCTAAGATAAATGAAGATGTAGCATTAACATCTACTGCAACAGAGTTAAACCTATTAGATGGTGTATCAGGATTAGTACAAGCTGACTTTACAAAATTAGCTGCTGTAGACTCAACTTCTGATGAGTTAAACTTAGTTGATGGCTCATCTGCAGGTACAATAGTAAATAGCAAAGCAGTTATATATGGTTCTAGTGGTGAAGTAAATGCAACAACATTACAAATTGCAGGATCTTCTATTACATCAACTGCAGCAGAACTTAATTTACTAGATGGTGTATCAGGGTTGGTACAAGCTGACTTTACAAAATTAGCTGCTGTGGATGCAACTGCCGCAGAATTAAACATCATGGATGGTGATACATCTGCAAGTGGCACAACGTTAGTAGATGCAGATAGATTAGTTGCAAATGACGATGGTACAATGAAACAAGTAGCATTGACAGATGTAAAAACATATTTAACCAGTGCAGGTTTTACTACAGATGACCCAACTGCACTTGCAATAGCGTTAGGATAATAACATGGCAAATACATTTAGAGTAGTCACATTCGCTGCCGAACCAAATGCTGCAGGTTCTCCGTATACAATATATACAGTTCCGGGTAGCACAACTACAGTAGTGATTGGACTTATACTTACAAACATACATACATCTCAAGTAA